GGCCTTGAGGTGTTCGACGCCGAGGGCAACCTGCGGAACATGGCCGATGTCACGGCAGAGTTTGAGCGTGTTCTTACTCCGATGTCGGATGCTCAGAAGGCTGCGACGCTTGACACGCTGGGTCTGACGCGGTCGGTCGCGGACAACATCAAGCTTGTTCTCGGCGCGTCTGAGCAGATGCGGGATTATGAGACTGCTCTGCTGGACGCTGGCGGGACGACTGAGGATGTTGCGAACAAGCAGTTGCAGACCTTTTCCGCGCAGATGGACTTGGTTCAGTCGTCCATCGGCGACGTGTTCCTGACCATCGGATCGAAGCTGGTCCCCGAACTGCTGAGCATGTTTGAGGCGTTCGGTGGGGTTGAGCGTGTTCAGCAGATTGTTGACCGGCTTGGCAGCCAGTTTGCGTTCTTTTGGTATCAGACGCTGCGCCCGACCATTCAGGCACTTGGCGAGCAGCTTCCTGACGCTCTGTCTATGGCCGGTGACATGTTCGACACGTTCCTCCGACCGAAGATTGAGTTCATCACCGAACTGTTCAGGGAATACCTTATTCCTGCGGCCATCGATGTCGGCAAGTTCCTAATGTCTGACGTGATGCCGGTCGTGGAGACAATCGCGGACTACGTCAATCAGCACTTTGCGCCCGCCTTCTTCTTCCTGACGGAACTGATCGTGGACAAGGTGATTCCTGCAATCAAGAACGTGTTGCGTCCGGCTCTTGAAGGCATCCAAATTGCGTTTGAGTTTGTGACTAGCCGGATTAGTGCAAACGCGGACAAGTTTGACGAGTGGTACGGAAATGTTCTGCCGCTTATCAACTGGATTCGGGACACGGCAGCTCCGATTATCGGGACCGTCTTCAAGGGTGTTTTCGTCGTCCTTGGAGGGGTCATCGGCGGAACCATCGACCTGTTCGCAAATCTTCTTGCGATGATTAGTCGGACCATCGCTGCCGTGGTCGAGTTCGGGCGAAAGATCGCGGATTCTGCGGTCGGTCAGGCGCTTGGTGGGATTATCGACGCGGTGTCGGGCCGACAGTTTGGTGGGCCGGTCCATCAGGGTCAGGCGTACATCGTCGGTGAGGCCGGTCCTGAGCTGTTCGTGCCGACCATTTCCGGGTCGATTACGCCGAACAACGAGCTGGCGATGTCCGGCGGCGGTGGTGTGACGAACATCAACATTACAGTGACTAGCGCCGATCCCGACGCGGTGGTTGAGGCCATTCGCCGGTTTACTCGTTATAACGGTCCGCTGGGCCAGGTGGTAACGCTGTGACGACCGTGAAGGTCGAATACGGCAAGGGCATCCTCTTTCAGCTTGGCAGCCCGACTACCGGCGTGCTAGGGACCAACCTGCTGGGCATCGGTGAGACATTCGTAGATGTTTCCGACCGTGTGGATTCTTTTCAGATTGCCCGTGGCCGTCCTGATGTTTTGGAGCCTGTCCGTGCGGGACGCGCCAATGTCGTTCTTCAGAACCGCGATGGCCTCCTTGACCCGCTCAACACTGCTTCGCCGCTGTTCCCAGGCGTCGAGCCTGCGCGGACGCTGAAGATTTACGGTGACAGTATTCAGGTGTTTGAGGGGTCGGTTGACGACATCCAGTTGGGCTACACGCCTGACGGAGTTGCCATCGTCACGCTGACGGCGACTGACGGGCTGGAGCGGTTCTCCCTCGCGGAGTTTCCTGCTGGCGGTACGGCTTTTCCGCAGGAGGATTCGGGATCGCGGGTGTCGTCGGTTCTCAATGTGAACTCTAACTGGTGGCCGAATGGAACGGCTATTTCTAGCGGCGATTCAACGCTGGCTGCCGGTACAGCTACCGGCAATGTTCTTCAGTATCTGAACACGGTTGCTCGGTCGGAGGCGGGGACGTTTTTCGTTTCGCGTGAAGGCACTCTCAGTTTCCGCAACCGCTACTACGAGGTCGGCGGAACAGCCCTTGTCATGGCCGACGATGGCACCGGCGATGTGTCCTACGAGATTCTTTCTCGTGTGAGCGCTGCGGAGGATTTGCGGACGGTTGCTATCGCAACCCGCGAAGGCACCGAACTGTCTGTGGAGTCGAGTCTTGGCATCCTGCGTTATGGGGTGCGGACAGTTGATTTGGGCGAGATGCTGCTGCTTGATAATGCGCTAGTGACCTCGCGGCTGGATTTTGAGTTGAACCGAAGGGATACGCCGTACCCGACTGTTTCTCAGGTTCGCATTTCGCAGAAGAAGCAGCCTTCGGCGACGGCTATCGGCCTAGAGCTGGGCGATCCGGTAGAGGTCATTTTCACTCCGCCTGGTGTATCGGCGGTGACTGAGGTTGGCGTTGTCGGCTCGGTAACTCATTCGTTCAATCTGTCGGCAGGATGGCGGACTACTGTACGATTTGAGAAAGACCCCCTTGGCAACGTGTTCGTGTTGGGGACAAGTAAACTTGGTGTTGGCAGTTTGGGCTGGTAGGAGGTTCTGATGGCCGGTGCGGGATACAAGCAGTTTGCCGACGGTGATGTTCTTACCGCCGCTCAGGTGCAGACGTTCCTTCAGGATCAGGCGGTGATGCGGTTCGCGGATTCGTCTGCGAGGGATGCTGCGCTTGGTACTGCGGTTGCTGAGGGTATGGTCGCGTATCTGAATGACACGGACGAGGTGCTGTTCTACGACGGCAGCGCGTGGGGTGCTGTTGGGCTGGCGCTTGGCACGGCGACGCCGACCGAGGGACAAATCCTCGCGTTCGGCACGGCGACCTCTACTTGGAACCCGACAGACCAACTCGCGGGTATCGGGTCGAACGTCGTCCAGACCGTCAAAACCGACACGTTCACGACCACTTCGACCAGTTACGCAGACGTGACTGGACTCAGCGTGTCGATTACGCCCACCTCAGCGGCATCCCGAGTTCTCGTAGTTGCTCATGTTTCGGGTACGCAGCAGGTAGGCACGAATACATGTGCCGTTCAACTTGTGCGCGACAGCACAGCTCTCAGTATCGGTGACGCCGACGGCCTACGCACTCGCGCCAGCGCTATGTTGGCAACTCGTGACGTTATCGACATTACTAACGCAACTATCGTGTATTTGGATAGCCCCGCAACAACCAGCGCGACGACTTACAAAATGCAAATAAAGACAAATGCTGCGGGAACCGTATATGTCAATAGGTCGACGAACGACACAAATAATGATGATTATGTAAGAACTGTGTCGTCTATTACGGTTATCGAGGTGGCAGCATGACCGACTACGCCCTCGTCCTCACCCGTGAGTTTCCGGGTCGTGAGTGGTCGCTGTCCGGCAACGACTACTCGGGCCTCGTGTTCCATGATGATGGTCCGGTTCCGTCGCAGGCTGACCTTGATGGTCTGTGGCCTTCGGTGCGTGACGCTGCCGCGTGGGACCGTGTGCGTGCGGAGCGTGACCTTCTGCTTGATGCGTCGGATTGGTCGCAGATCCCGGACAACGCTTTGGACGCTCCGACGATTGCTGCGTGGGCTGCGTACCGGCAGGCGTTGCGCGACATTCCGCAGACGCAGGACGACCCCGACAACATCGTTTGGCCTGAGCAGCCCTGATGGACCCGCTGGCGATGGTCGGCATGTGGGCCGGGGCGATTATCGCCGTAGCCGGTGTCGTCCGTCTCGCGATCACCGGATTCACCAAAGCAGTCCGGGTCACCGTAGGCGACGAGTTCCGCAAGGTGTGGCGAGAACTTGCCGATCAGGACGAATGGTTCCACACCGAACTCCGC